CCGCCTGCGTCGCGGCCGTTTTCGCGTTCTCGCCGAAAACCCACGTCACGACTTGTCGTTTGACAATGCCGGCCGTCCACCCGAGGAGCTCCGCGCCGATGGCTCGCACCGCATTGGACCAGCGCAACGTCCCTTGCATCATGGCATTGATGCCGGCGTCCCATAGACCCGACATCCTCGACCCGAGATCCTCCCAAATCGCGGCCTGTTCCGCGGCGGATTGCTTGGCCACGGAGCCCCGGATTTGTTGGATCCGCAACTGATGCGCGAGCTCGAGCGCCTCGATTTGCGCATTGATCTCCGCCCGCTTGACCGGGTCCCGCTCCGGGTCCAGGTTTGCCAGAGAGGCCTCGAGCGCCTGCCGCTTGATCGCCTGGCGCCGGAGCTCGAACCCCTCCTCCTGCGCCAGGAGCGCCGCCATCGTCGACTGCCCGAGCTCCTGCGCCGTCCGCGCCGCGTCCTCCTCGAGCGCCAGGCGGCCGAGCTCGCGCTCCCGCCATTGATCCAACTCCACCCGCCCGAGATCCTGCGCGACCTTGGCACGCTCCCGCAGGAGGCCGACCTCGAGCTCCGCCACCTTACGGAGGATTGAAACGCGATCCTTCCCCGCCAAAGACGTGTTCTCGAGGATCGTCCGCCAGTACTCGAGCTCCTGCGCCTTGCCATATTCGCGCAACGCGTCCTGCTGCGCCGCGTTTAGCTTGATCTGAGCCAGCGCCGCCTCGAATAGCGGCATTTCGGATTTCTCCGCCTCGGGTTTCTTCGGCGGAGGCTTGTAGGTGTTCGTTCCGCGCGCCCCGATCGGAGCGCCGGCGACAACGTCGGGCGCCCAAATCGCCGCGATCTTTTCGCGCGTCGCCTCCGAACTGTCAGCGATCTCCGTCATTGCCGACGACCAGGCCGCCGTGATTACGCGCGGGATCCCCTTGATTTGCGCCGCGGCGCCCGCGAAGTCCCCGACCATGACGCGACCCAGCGCCTCGACGACGGCCCGAATCGGCTCCGCCACCGACACGACAAACGCGTTTATGAGCTCCCACACAACAACGACCCCGTTTTTGACGAGGTGAAACGCCGTGGCCAGGCCGCCGACGGCGCCGCGCACGATGACGAGCGCCGCCGGCAATGCGGAATTGAACATGCGAAGAAGATCCGTCAGGACCGGCATAAGGATCGACCCGACGGACTTCGCCATCCCCTGGAGGCCGAATGTCGTTCGATCCGTCGCCGCGTCCCACGCTTTCCAGGACTCGACCGCATTCGCCCCGACCTCGAGGCCGAAGTCCGCCACCGTCGCGCGCGCCTCCTCGAGCGCCTCGCCGTTCACGAGGAGAAGTTTCGACGAGGCGCCGACGCCGCGGCCAAACAACTCCTGCGCCGCCAGCGCGCGATCGTGGCCCTCCGCGTACCCATTCAGGATGCGAAGCGCGTCCGTCATCATGTCCGACAACGGCCGGAAATTGCCTTGCGCGTCCCGGGTCTGCAGGCCCATAGCCTGCATGTCCTTTTCCCCCTCGCGCAACTGCCGAGACATCCCCTTAGCCGCCGCCTCGAGCTCCTCCTGGCTCGAGCCGACGTCCTGCAGTGCCACGCGCCAAACTTGCGCCTCATTCGTGCTCGAGCCGAGGACCCGCGCGAGATCCATCGTCGACTCCGTCATCGCCGCCGTGGCGGAAACGGCCTTTGTCGCGGCCAAGCCGGCCGCCACAGTGACGAGCGCCCCCAGGCCGGCCCGGGTCCGCCCGAACGCCTCGAGGAGCGAGCCGAAGTGCCCACCCATCGACGCCACGCCACCCGCCACGCTTTGCGTGACCTGGCCAAACTGCGCCTGCATCCCCTCGGCGACGACGCCCCAGGAGCGCCCGGCGGCCGCCTGCTGACCCTGCAGGCCCTGGAGGTGAGCCCCCATGCGCCGCGCGGCCGCGGCGAAGGGGTTGTCATCGATCGCCGCTGTATAGCGGATGTCCCGGGACGTTGCCATCACCACCCCCCGCCGCCGTCGCGGACGTCTGCACCGGCGCCGCCGGCGGATCGACCATCCGACACGGAGGCCGGAATTTGCCCGTCGGAGGCCCCAGGAAGGCCGCCAGCGCATCCATTGACGAGGCCGGCGCCGACCCTACGGGCGCCCCATCCGGCGGCCCTGGCGGCCCCCCTGGCGGCCCCGCCGCGCCGGCGCCGGCCGACCGCCGCAGGCCGAGGAGCGCACCGATCGCAACATGCGCCGGGGGATGTTCGCGCCAGTAGGTCCACAGGTCCGCCAAATCGTCCAGGCTTAGCTCGTCGATGTCGGAGAACCGCCATCCGGTAGCGGTAGCAATTCCGGCATAGATGCGTCCCCAATCCCAGGCGGAGGCGCCATCGTCGCCGGCGACGCCTCCCGCGCGTTTCCCGCGGCCGCCTCCTCCGCCGCCTGGCGCCGCGCCCATTGACGGAAACTCCCGTTCCCGCCGGCCTTCGCCAGGATCTCCTCGCAATTGCCCAGGTCGACGAGATCCTCCAGCGCCTCGAGCTCGATCGTCGGGTAATTGCGCCGCAGACACGCGAACGCGACCTCCAGCGCGAGATCCAGCGGGTTCTCCTCGAGGCCCGCCTGGACGGCCTGCATCCGCGGCCACAGGACGCGCGAGGCCTTCGCGCTGATCGCCGGGAGGATGTACTCCCGACCGCCGAGCACGATCGCCAACCCAGGGAACGGGAGCGAGGGACGAGCGACGACGGCGCCGAGCTCGTCGGCGCCGTCGTTGTTTGCAGTGTGAGCCATCGGCCGCCCTATTCCGTGAACGACATTTGACCGATGACGCCGGCCGCGTCGGCGAACGCGCGGAACCCGACCTCCGGAATCGAGAAATCGTCGTTCTTGCTCGTCATCTTGAAGCCGTCGGCAATGCACCGATTCAGCGTCAGGACGGAGGCCTGGCCCTGGTAAGGCCCGTAGAAATCGACGCGGAACGTCGGCGCGTAGCCCATCGGGAGGTTCGTGATCGGCACATTGCGCGCGACCGTGCTCGTCGCCGTGTAGCGGTAATTGATGTACACGAGTTTCCCCGTGTCCGCCGCGGCGAACGTGTAGACGCCGGCCGCAACGGAGTATTGCCCCGCCGCCGGCGCCGACGTGACGCGCACCATTGCGCGACCCGTCGTCCCGTCGATCACGCCCAGGTCCGCCGCCCACGTCCCCGACGCCGGCACCGTCGGCGTGACCGTGAACGGCGTCGACGGGATGCTGGCGCCGACCGTGTCATACACGGCCGAGGTGAGGCCGGCCGACCCCGTCGTCCCGAAGATGATCGTTTCCAGGAACCGACCGAAGATCGATGCAAACTTGGATTTGCCGCTGATCTGGCCCTTCCCGCGGCCGACGGCCACCGCGAACTGATTCTGGCCGTGCAATTCCTTGAGCTCGAATTTCGCATCCAGGTCCGTGTCCTGGAGCGTTCCGAAGATCATCGGAGTCGGGGCCGCGATCGCGGCGCCTGCCGCATCGGAGAGAGGCGTCCCCCAGAGGACGCCGGAGCCAAACATATACATGGTGAGAACTCCTCAAAGGTTGAAAGACAGAGGGACCCCGGGCCTTTAGCTCGCCAGGGAATCGAGCGCGCCCGCCCGCGTAAGCGTCCGGAATTCGTAACCCTGCGCCACCGTGCCGAACGGTTGATCCGTGTTCGCGGCCCGGAACTCGACCCGATCGCGGCGGACGTCCGCACAGAGCGCGAGGAGCGTCGCGTCCGTCATCACGAGCGCATGCACCGCGACCCGAACCGCATCGCCGACGGATTGATACCCGGCGCCGCGGACGCAAACCGTCACGGACAACCGGATCCGACTCAAGTCCACGCGCCCCGCCTGGCCAGGCATGCCAGGCCGAAACCCTGCCATCGGCTCCGTGTCGCCGTCGACGAGCTCCACCAGGACGGCCGGAGACTCCTCGCGCGCCAGCGCGTCCTCCCGGTCCCGGTACACGCGCCCGGCGACGGCCGGAACCGTCGCCGCCAGAGCGACGACGCGCGCCGCGATTTGCTCCTCCACACTGGCCACGCTCACACCTCCGACAACGGAACGACCGAAAACAGGCCGTCATCGACCAGGCGCGGCGCCTCGCGGACCGTGAACGCACGGCCGGCCACCGTCACGGCCTGGCCACGCGTCAGCGTCACGGCCGAGGAGACATAGGACAACTCAAACTCCGTCGACATCACGGAGACACGCCCCAGGCCGAGGACCTGGTCCGGTTGCTCCAGGATTCCGCGAAACGTCGTGGCGCCCGCCACGCACGGGACACCCATGTCCGCCAGGAAGGCCGATGCGTCCTCCGGAGCGAACACCGACACGGCCTAGGCCTCCGACTCCGGCGCCTGCGCGCCGAGCACCTCGACGGGTTGCACCGGCTCGAGTTTGTCGGCGTGCATCCGCGCGACATCGTCGGCGAGCTCGAGCACGCCGCCGCCCGAGATCCGGACCGACTTCCCGTCGACCTGGTCGACGAACTCCGCGCCCTCGCGGACGACGTATTGCCGCACACCAGGCGGCCGCTTGACTTGATCCATTCGGAACCTCCGTTCGCTAGAAAAATGAGGCCGCGCGGCCCCTTGCCACAAAGCCGCGCGGCCCCCAGGAGACCCGGAGCCAGGCCCGCGAAGACCCGCCCCGGCACACTGCAACCCGCCTAGGCCGCGGCCTTGCCGACGACCCCGGCCGCCTTGAGCGCCGACGCCACCGCCGCGGCGACCATGCTCGCCATGCGCGCATCCTCCGCCGTGACGCGACTCGCGGCCGCCTCCGCGGCCGCGGCCGAGGCGGCCGCGTCGGACTTCGCCTTTTGCCGCCACCACGCGACGGCCTCGTCCGTCGCCGCGCGCGCCTTGCCGCCCGACGCGAGATCCATCGCCAGGCCCGGCTCGCACTGCTTCAGGATCGTCCCGGCGGCCACTTCCTGGCCGTCGATCTTGGTCGGCTCGATCACCAGCATATCCAGGGGTTTGGACTTGTCCACGAAAAGCACCTCCAAAAGAAAAGAAAGAGAGAACACAGGGGAGCCGCAACAGGAAGGCCGCCGATGCGGAGGGGAGGAGCGGCCCCGAACCTCCTCCCGCCCACCCCGGCCAGGCCTCAGACCGTCAGGCCGTCATCCATCGTTGCGAAGTCCGCCGGACGCCGGCAACCCGTGTCGACGAACGCGTTCAGGATCAAACGGTTGAGGCCGTTCACCGCCAGCGACGTCTCGTCGTTCAGGATCTCGACGGCGCCGAACACCGCGAGGACGAACATCGGCCAATTGGAGGAGAACACGAGCGACGACGCGACGCCCGAGCTCGTCCCCTTCGTGAGGTTCGACGGGACCGTGTTCGACACCTCGGCCCGGTAGCCGTTCAACGGTTGCGGCCCGTTGTCCCACACGAACTGCAGGTTCGCGGCCTTCTGCTGTTGCTTGAGCCAGCCGCGCGTCCTCGTGTTCACCAGGTAGCCCGAGCTCGCGTCCGGCTCCGCGTTGACGTTCGCACAGGCCGACTCGAGGCCGACGACATGCGCCCACGTCACCTGCGCGCCGTTCGTCCCGCCGACCACGGAGCCAATTCCGGCCGTGTTGCGGATGCCGCGCGGGTTCGCGCCGGAGCCGGAACCGTTCACGGCCGCGCCCTCGAACTGGACCTGGAACTCCGAGAAGATGTCCGCCCGGAGCATCGGCTCCACCGCGAGCGCCGACTGGATGACGGCCTGTTTCGAGTACTCGACATAGCCGCCGATTCGCTTCGGCGTCATCGTGACCTTGGACGTCCCGGGCGCCGACTCCGACAGAGCGGCGACCTCCGTCACGAACCCGGCGGACATGCCCGAGGACTTCCGCGGCATGTCGACGGAACCCGTCAGCCCGAGGAGCATCGTCGCGCCGAGGCGGCCCATCACGAGCCGATTCCGCAGGACATCGGCGAACAGGTCCGTCCGCATGCTCGTGGCGATGAGGTTCCCGGCCTCGCCGGCCGTGCCCGCCGTGAAGTCACGACGCGCCAGGACGTCCCACGGGAGGAGGATCCCGCGCGACTCCATGCCGACGGCCTTCGCCTGCGCCTCGTGCGCCTCGCGCTCGAGGCCGGCGTCCTTCCAGGAGCCGGAAATCAGGGAGCGCACGGCCTTGGCCACGGAGTAACGCTGCACCTCGCCGTCCGTCATGCCGATCTGCGTCCCGCGCGTGTCCTGGTGCGCCGTCGTCATCTTGCGGATGATGAGCTCCTGGAAGTCCTCGACGGACATCCCGTCCCGGCACGCCTTCTGCACCTCGGCCGGCGTCACGTATTGGCCGTAGCGCACGCCGGCGTCCTGCAGCGCGTCGCGCCGCTTGATGTCCAGCGCCTCCGCCGTCGGCGTCGTTGTTGCTTGCGTCGTCATGGTCTGTTCACCTCGAATGAAAGTGGCGCCGGTTGCGGCCGCCGGGGTTGATGTTTCGCCGGCCTCGCCGGACTCCTGCAGGTTGCGCGCGCCGTCGACGTCGTCGACGTCCTCGGCGAGCTCGAGCGCCGCGCGGCCGACACCGACACCCGCATCCGCAGGGACCGGCGTCATCGTCACTTCGTATGGCTCCCACGCGTCAACGCGATAGACGGATCCCTCCGAATCGCTTTCCCGCTCGAGCACCATCGAATGCACGACATAACCCACGCTCACATGGCGCAGTGTCCCGCGGAGGACCTGGCGGAACCGCCGATCCGCCTCGGGATCCTCGTCGAATCGCACGAGAGCCCGGAGGACCCGGTCCGCGCCGATCTCGACGGACACCACGTTGCCCAGCAACTGGTTTGCATCGTGGTTGAACAGGACCGCCCCGCCATCCTCCAGCCGGCCCAGGCGGACGGACTTCGCGGAACAATCCAGGATCTCCTCGCCGTACCACCGACGGACCGGCGCCTCACTCGCAAACGCGAGCATCACCGTTCGCTTTTCCTCGTCGATGGTTTCGGCACGAACAACGAACGAGGCCGACCGATAGACAACCTGGCCGGCCTCGCGCTTCAGGATCTCAGCGGCCCGCGCCTGCGGATCCGCAATAGACAGGACGGCCGCCATCGCGGCCGCGGCCGTGACCGACGTCGTTCGCTGCTTCGGTTTGCTCATTTCTCCCCCTTCGCTCCGGGTTGACTGTCGCCGGACCCATCATCCGGCGGAGGCTCCGCCGCAGGCGCCGCGGGAGCCGGCGACGGCGCTCCCAACTTGACCGAATGCGACGCCAGGAGCTCCGCCTCCCGTTCGATCTCCAGGACATTGTCCTCGAAATCGCCGCCCTTCTGCGCGACGACTTGCGTCCGGGTTTTGAACCCCTCTTGCACCGCGATTCGCTCCGCCGAAACCTCCTTCAACGGGTCGACCCAGTCCCACCCGCGGCCCTGGAATGTCACGCCGGCCAGATACTTGTCCAGGCGCGACGCCGGGAGCTTTGCGCCCCCCGGGAGCTCGATCGCGCCCGCCAGGAGCGCGAGCTGGAGCCACTCGCGGAACGTCGGCGCGACGAAACTCCCGACGAACCAGTGGGCCACCCCGCGCCACCCGTCACGCTCCGCGAGCTCCGCAATCCGCGCGGAACTGTAGTTCACGTCCGACATATCCCCGGTGAGGTTATGCGCCGCGACGTCCAGGCCTGCGGCGAGCTCGCGTTTCCGAGATTTCGTGAACGGGTCGAACGCCTCGGAAGGGTATTTCCCCTCAAAGGGCTTGAACTGGACCCCCTTCGGCAGGAGCTCCAGCGCCCCCGGCTCGAGATCACGAATCATCTTTCCCGTCGCCTGGTCCTCGGCCGCGCCCATGTCCTCCGCCCGCACCGCGCCGACGGCCGGGTCCGCGTTTTGCTCGAAAAACCCCATCGACGAGGCGCCGACCCGTGCGGCATAGACCGCCGACTCCTCGAACGACGCGAGCATGTTCGCCCCCAGGAGGACCGCATGGGACCAGGGAACGCCGCGCGCCTGTTCCACGTCCAGGGGGAGGAAATCATGGAACACGTCGGACGCCGGGACGATGTCGACCTGGCGGCCGCCGGCGCCGCGGAAATCATTCGGCGCCGACCGCAACAGGGAATAAGCCTTCGCGCGCCCCGCCGAATCCCGATGCACCCCCATGCGGACCTCGTCGCGCCCATCCGTCGGCGTGACGTTGTGCGTCACGTCGATTCGGTCCGTGGCGAGCAACTGCAACTGATACCGCCAGCGATTGGGGACGCCCCGGAGCCGCTTCGTCAGGTATTCCCCATCGCGCGCCGTCAACTGCAACTGCAGTTTGCAGACGTCCGCAAACGACAAACGGCCCGTGACTTCGCATTGACCCCGCTCGCACCAGGCCGCCCAACCCGTCTCGATCGCGCGATTCGCCACCTCGTCCAGGCGGAACACCCAGACGCCTTTTTCCTGGCGCCAGTCCCCGCACCGCATCTTCAGTTTGTAGCCCGTCGGCCCGACCCCGCCGTCCCGAACCAGGGACAGAAACCGCCGACCGATGCCGGTATTCCGCGACCAGGTCCGCGCGCGCGCGCGCAATGGGACCAGGTAGGCCTCGAGGAGCGCGTTAATCCCCGCGTCCCATGTCAGCCAGCCGGCCGTGAGGCGATTCGATTCGCCAGCCTCGAACGTCCGCCGAGCTCGAGCGTTGAACCCGGCGCCAGCCGCGGCCGCGCGCTTCCATTCCATCGCGCGACGGAACTCGTCCAGGATCGTCTCGCCTGCAGGCCTCTCCATCATCGACCCCCCATCCGGATATAGAACATGCCCCCGCCAGGCTTGCCAGCGGCGACGCGCGCCGTCTGCCGCTCCCGCTCCACCTCGCCCTCCCAAAACCGAATCTGGACCAGGATCTCCGCGGCCGACGCGAACTCCATTTCCCGGCCGCCGACGCGATAGCGCCGACGGGTCGGAGAAAACGCCGCGAAGGCCGCGCGCGCCTCGTCCAATGCCTTTTCGGCCTGCGTCCGCCCCTCATGCCCAGCCGCCACCTGACGCGGATCCGGAGTGATCTCGACGAGGCCGGCCTCCACCGTGTAAACCTCCCCGGTCGGCCCGCCCTTCTCGACCCATCGTGTCCAGGAGTAGCGATCCGGCGCCCAGCCCGCCGTCGTTGTCGCCGACAGCGCCACGAGATAGTCCTCCCCGTTCGGATCGACCCCCGCCGTGAACTCGACCGGCGTC